CTCTATGCCAATGGGGCCTTTGGTAAGCCGGGCACGGCCAAGGCGGTCGACACCTATGCCCGGGCCGTATTCGATGCGCAGGATGCGGTCGAGGGGCTGGGCAAGACTGGCAAGAATACCTTCGACGAGCTGGTGGCCGCGGCCCGGGGCTGGGGCCAGGAGTTCTCGGACACGATCGCCAAGATGGTGGTGGACGGCAAGGCCAATTTCAAAGACCTGGCCGACTCCATCGTCAAGGAGTTGATCCGGATCCTGGTGTATCAGCAAATCACCAAGCCGGTGCTGGGCTATTTCGGCGTCGGCGTAAAGCACGACGGCGGCGTGGTCGGCCAGGGTGGCGGTTCGAGCCGCCAGGTCTCGCCGCTGGCCTTCGCCGGCGCGCAGCGTTTTCACACTGGCGGGATGGTGGGGCTGCGCCCGGACGAGGTGCCGATCATCGCGCAAAAGGGCGAGGTGGTGATCCCCAAGAACCAGGTGGGGCGCGGCGGTGGCGGCGGCGACATCAACGTGCGCTCGGAGGTGATCAACCACGGCTCGCCAAAGCAGGGCACGCGCACCCAGGCGCGCTTTGACGGCAAGGAGCTGGTGATCTCGACCATCATCGAGGACATCGACGTAGGCGGGGCTTTCAGCCAGGCACTGCAGGACAATTTTAAAGTGGCGAGGCGCAGCTGATGGCCTTCCCGATCGCAAACGGTGTCTACCTGCTGCCAGGCTGGCAGCTCAAACCGCAATCGGTGATCGAGCGCACCGAGATGGAAAGCGGCCCGCCCAAGCAGGCGGCAGTCCAAAGCCGGCGCATGAAGCCGCGCGACATCACCATCCAGTGGAGCCAGGCAGACTTCGATGCCTTCGAGACCTGGTTCGAGGGCAGCGAGTGCGGCTTCGGCGCGCTGTTTTTCGACTGGACGGATCCGCGCGACGGCAACACCAAGCAGGCGCGGATCGTGGGTGGTGATTACGACGCCTCGCTGGCCAGCGCCGGCGAGGGCGCGCCGGTCAAGGTGGTGGTCACGATGACACTGGAGGTATGGGGCGCATGAAAAGTGTCTCGAGCAATTACAAGCGCAAGGTCAACGCGCTGGGGGCGGACGAGGCGGAGCTGCTGCTGCTGGAGATCTCTCACCCCTCGCTTACCGACCCGGCGCGCATCGTCAACGATAACCAGGATCTCACCCACAACGGCAACGTGTTCACGGCGCTGGGGTTTCGTTACAAGCTGCCGGACGATCTCAAGGCGGGCCAGCCGCGGGCGACGCTGTCCATCGACAATGTGGGCCGGGACCTGACCCAGGTGATCGAATCCACCGCCGGCGGACGCGATGCGGATGTGCGCATGCTGCTGGTACTGCGCTCCGATCCGGACGTGGTGGAGTGGGAGACGACGATGCAGTTCAAGGGCACCTCGATGACCACCCCCGAGATCACCGGCCAGCTGGGCCATGACGACATCCTGAAAAAGTCCGGCGTGCCGCTGACCTATCGGCCGGACACCGCCCCGGGGCTGTTTTGATGCACTGGTCGCAGCATTACATCGGCAACCCCTACGACGAGGCCAACGACTGCGCCGCCTTTGCCGAGCGGGTGCAGCGCGAGGTGTTCGACCGCGAGGTGCACCTGCCGAGCGAGCGGGCCGAGGGCCTGCGCGGGCAGACGGCGCAGATCCGCGCCTGCGTGGATTGTCACGGTGAGCTCACCGAGCTGCCGGCGGACGGGGACGCGGTGCTGCTGATCGGCCGTGGCCGGCTGAACCACATCGGGATCTATTGCCTGATCAACGGTGTGCCCTACGTGCTGCACGCCATGAAAAGCGCCGGCCAGGTGGTGCTGCACAAGGTGCGCGAGCTGGATCGCCACGGCCTCACGATCGAGGGCTTTTACAAGTGGCGGTAAGGGCGCAGGACATGCAGGCCCTCGAGGTCAGGCCGGTGCTGACCTACAGCCCGCACCCGCTGCTGCCGGTCAAGGATCGCCGGGCGATCTACAGCGCGTTTTTGCCGGGCGAGTCGCTGGCCGATTACATCGCCCGCGCCGGCATCGATGCCGCGCATCGCCCGCACGTGCTGCACCTCAACGACAGCCCGGTGCCGCGTGAGCTGTGGTCGCTGACCTTTCCCAGGGCCGGCGATCTGATCACCTTGCGCGCCGCCCTGGCGGGTGGCGGCGGACGCAACAACGATCGCAACAAGTCGATCCGCACCATTGCCACCATCGCGGTGCTGCTCTATTCGCAAAACTACACCGGCGCCGCCAAGGTGGCGATCGCCGCCGCCGGTACCGCGGCGGCCTATGCCTTGTTTCCGCCGGACTACCAGCTCACCGACGCCAGCCAGTCGGACTCCGAAAGCAGTCCCACCTACTCCATCAGCGGCGGCAGCAACCGGGCCCGGCGCTTTCAGCCGCTGCCGCTGGTGCTGGGCCAGCATCGGATCTTTCCGGACCTGGGCGCGCAGACCTATACCGAGTTCGAGGGGGATGACCAGTATCTCTACCAGGTGTTTAACTTCGGGCTCTCGGAGCTGACCCTCAGCGACTACAAGATCGGCGACACGCCGATCACCGATTACGCCGGCTACGAGATGGAGGAGTCCGGCAGCGACGGCGCGCTGGACCTGTTCCCCGCCAATGTCGACAGCGCCGCCGGCGCCGGCCTGGACCAGGCGGCGGGCTACGTGACCCGCACCAGCTCGGCGGACGCCACCGCGCTGGCGGTGGATATCGTCGGGTACCTGTATTACTCGGGCCAGGACGGCATCGAGTCGCGCGATGTGACGATCTCTATCGAGTACCGCGCGGTGGGCAGCGGCACCTGGCTTAAGTTCCTGGATGCAAACTCGGATCAGAATGTCACCATCAGCCACAGCTCGCGCCAACCGCTGCGGCGGATGTTTCGGCGCACGGTGACCCAGGGCCAGTACGAGGTGCGCCTCTCCAGGGTGACGCCGGACGAGACCGACGACCGCGCGACCTCGCAGATCGAGTGGTCGACGCTGCGCACCTACCAGCCGGACACAGCCAGCTATGAGGGCCAGAAGCGGGTGGCGCTGCGCATCAAGGCCACCAACCAGCTCAACGGCCAGATCCAGGCCTTCAACGCCACCGCCAGCGCCAGCGTGCCGGTATGGAACGGCGCGACCTGGGTCACCCAGGCGACCAGCAACCCGGCCTGGCTGGGGCTGTGGCTGGCGCGGGGCAAGTATCACCCCACCAGCGGGGCGCGGATGTTCGGCGCGGGGCTGCCCGACAGCAAGATCGACCTCGAGGCCTGGAAGGCCTTCGGCGCCTGGTGCGATACCAAGTCGCTGACCTGTAACCTGATATTCGACCGCGCCATGAACTGCGACCAGATGCTGACCACGGTGGTGCGCTGCGGCCGCGGCCGGCTGAGCTGGGCCAGCGGCAAGCTGGGGGTGATCTGGGACGAGGGCAACCAGCCGGAGGTGGCGCGCTTCGGCATGGCCAATATCCGCAAGGGCAGCTTCAAGGTGGAGTATGTCACCGACACGCCGCCCTCGGAGGTGGTGGTGCGGTTCGTGAACCCGGCGCTGAACTACCAGCAGGACTCGGTGCGGGCCACGGTGCCCAGCGGCACCGACCCGGCCAAAGTGCACGAGGTGGACCTGATGGGCTGCACCGACGCCGACATGGCCGGGCGCGAGGCGAACCTGATGGCGGCGGAGTTCAACTACCGCTATCGGCGCATCAGCTGGGAGACGGACATGGAGGGCTCGGTGGCGGACCGCGGCGACGTGGTGGGGCTGTCGCACGATCTCACCCAATGGGGCTACTCGGGGCGCCTGCTGAGCGCCAGTGCCTCGCAGCTGGCCCTGGACCGCGCGGTGCCCTTCTCCGCCGGCTATGACCATTACATCGGCGTGCGCTATCCGGACGGCAGCTACTACATCAACAAGGTGCAATATGTCGCCGGCGAGGCGGCGACCCTGGATCTCGCCACCCTGCTGGTCAAGGCCGACTGGCAGGCCTCGGCGGCCTATAGCGCCGGCGACGAGGTGGGGGCGACGGTCTATAACGGCTATTACTACGTCGCCGACGCGGGCG